TAAATTGAGAGTAGTGAGCATTAGTAGCGAGCTGACCTGCTTGATACCCTATAAAAAGAGCTTGACCGGCATTAGTTGCACTATTACCTGCATCGAGACCAATGAAAGTAGAGTTAGAAGCGTTACTTGCATCTAGCCCAGCTCTAAGGCCTAAAAGTACTCCGTAGCTTGTATTGAATCCAGAAGTACCTGGATTCAGTGAGTAGATTGTTGTTCCGCTAGCTGTTACTGCTTGGGCTACAGTGGCACCTCCTCCTAGTAGATAGGAAGCAGTGATAGCATTGATTGATGAAGTTACTTGCGGTAATGAATTCGCAAGATTAGTAATTGTTAACTTTGAAGTAGTAGTTGAAGCTACTACAGGAAGTACATCGGTTCCGGTAACGGAAGTGACTGCAGGAAGTTGTGATATTTTTACGTTTGCCATTTGCCTATCTATTGTTTATTTATACTATTTCTTGATTGACAATTAAATTATCGTCATTTTCGGTCATTAGGAAATCTTCATTTTCTGCAACCATGTAATAAGTTAATTCTACTGGATCTGGAGTTCCGGCAACAGCTCCTGTTTCTTCATACCGAATATACTGTTCAAAAATGGCGCCGGGAGATATATTAGACGGAAATTTTACATTTCTCATCTCTACTACACTGTCTTGGTAGGGAGTAGGTTTATTCCCGTTAGGAGTATTTATCTTTAACCTACTTTTTCTGAATAAATCAAGAAGACTCATGTTAATAAATAGTAGAAGACTCTAGTCCATACTTACTTAGCCCATGTTCTCTTATTGTAATGATATGCTATACTAGAGTTAGGATCATCGTAAATCTGAGTACTATCAAAATAACCTACTTTTTTCTGTTTTAAACACCATTCCGTGAGTGCTCGTACCCCAAAAGGTTCAGATTCATCTCCTTTTGAGTCGGTTCTAGTAAGGCAGTATTCTATATAAGATTTCGTGAACCCTGGTTTAGCAACAATTACATAATCGTCTTTTAGATATATCTTTTCAGCAGAACTATAAGAGTATAGACTATTCCTTCTAGTAAACACTAAATCATAGTCTTCAAACAGACTATAGACAGTGTCAAAGTCTTTTTTCCACTCTATATCAAAATCACAGCAAATACCTCCTTCCTTATTTAAAATTAGATATCTGCTTAACTGTAATTTATGGAATATGGAAGATCTAGAAAATAATTCTTCAAACTCCTCTAAAAAAGGTAGAATTTTTTCTTCTGTCCAAATATTAAAATTATAGCTCGGATTAAGTTCCTGAGTCTTTTCAAAATTTGATTTGAAATCATCAGGTAACTTACCACCCCCTACCCAGATATAATGTACTTGGTTTTTATACAACTTCACAAGCTCCTCCTGCACAAGCTACTTCTCCCATTAGGTTAGTCATATCAGCAAATTCAACTACCTTAGATAAGTCTATATTGTGGAGACTTTTCATAAGCTCTTCATACTGTTCTTTAGTACAGTCTTCGAAAGGAGCTTGCTTGTAGGTATGTTCTGAAAACGGAAGTACAGAAAGTCCATTATAGAATTTACGATTCTCCCACATCCATTTACCTACCTCTTCCCACTCTTCTTCTTTGATAGAAACAGTTGCAGATATGTTGTGAGTATTTTGACCGGTTCTATGTCCTGGTTTAATCCAATTTTGATAGAAGAATTTAACCCTGCTGAGTAAGTCTAGTGCAGATTCATGACGAAGGATAGATCCTTCTGGTGCTTTTTGCGGTACAGAAATCACTGCTGTGTCGTGGGGACGAAAATACTCGTCTTCAACAAGCTCAGGATGGTTGACAGCTAGGTACGTATAAATCGCTTCGTTCTTACCTACTCTTATTCTACGAATGTAATAGTCATTATGCCATGCGTGAATACCACTTGAAGTACCTAAAGTAAGAGATGAAGTACCTGAAGGTTTAATCGTAGTACATCTTGCTGCTGCATTAATACCAATTAACTTAGCTACACGTGTGTTCTCCTCTTTTACGATTTCGGCAGCTTGCTTGAGGTCTAGTTTTTGTGCAACACCTGACCCGATACCGGTCATACCTACACCAATTAATGCGTCTTTCTCAGTAGTACGCTGCCATACCGGTCTCAAATAATGGAAGTTAGTATAAGAAGCTTGTAACGTACCAATAAATGCTGCGGCTTTAACACGTGCATTTAGATCTGCTTGATCTACAACGTCTGATACGTTTACTTCACATAGGTTACAGAACTGATAAGGACGTAGTGCGATTTCACAGCATGGATTTGTTCCCCAATCTTTATCGTTATTAAAATAGATACCTGGTTCTCCAGCACCTGATGCTTTAATTTTATCCCATAAGTTCATAAAGAAATCTTCCTCTACTTTACTACGGAGCAATACAGCAGAGTTATTTGCACGACCTCTTTGAGGATTTAATTCCCACCATGCACCTGATTTAGCAGCAATCATATTTTCATCGTCGGCACTAAATAAACTAATAAGAGCTGCTCTACGAATACCTCCTGTTAATACTGCATCAGCAATATGACAGATCATATCGTGAACCTCAATAGAGGTTAACTTATCATTATTTTGCTTACTATCTAAAATACCTTGCAATTTCAATAAACACTCTTTAAGAGGTTGAGGGCCGGGTGCTTTACCTCCTGAAGTAATTAATTGTGCACCTTTTGGTCTGATATCTGAAAAATCAAATACTGGGGTAGATCCTCCTTCAAAGTAAGCTCGTACTAATACTTTTACAGCATCAGCCCATCCTTCAATACTATCACCAATAAGAAAACGACGATGTTTTTTTGAATCTGGCTTTCTTATCTCAGGTAGTTTCTCTACGTGATGCTTTTGTACTGAATAACCTACACCTGTACCTCCTAATAATAGAAACATTGTTTCTCCAAAGGCTCTCCAATCATCAATAGGTAAATAAGCACAGTTGTAGATACGATTAGGACTAATCTCAATAGGTTTACCTGCAAACTGCATAGAGCGCATTGATGGTAAAGCTTTTTTAGCATAAACATAATCGTAAGCATTCTCAATTTCCTCCTTTAGGTTAGGAAACTTTTTTAAGTGCATCTCTTTATTTCTATCTACTAATTCTTCCCAAGATTCTCTTCTATTTACTAAAGAATTAAATTTAGCATACTTCATGTACACTGTAATGTCACTTAGAATACTTTGCGAAATGTCCATTTTCTGTTTGTTTTTTAAGTTTTAAAGATAGGTTTTTCATTCGAGATCTTACGATTCTCGTTAAAGTATATAACCTATTCGGTTAAATTACTGTGATAAATTCGAATTTAGCCCAGATTGAAATTTTTGAGCTAAATAGCTATCAGATGCTTGTGGAGGACGAAAGGTAGGATCAACCATATCTCTTTCGACTAGATCGTTTGTTCCGTTTCTCTCCATATTAAATACAAACTGCTCGTAAGTAGATTGATTTGCTGGAGGAGCGAAAGGAGTTCTTTTTTCGACATATAATTCTGCTATACTCATATCTGATAACTTTTGTAATAATAAATAGCTTATTTCCCTAATTCAAAAAACCTTTGCTGTAAAAAATTTCTTTCTTCTGCACTAAAACTTGTAATAGGCTTACCGGGCGTTTGAGAACCTTCCTGAACAAATTCATCCTCACTCATTTCTCGAGATTCTATTTCAATATTACCATTTTCAGTATTAATTTTTACAGGATATGTCATACCGTCTCCGCCATAACGATTTTTCATAATATGTGCTCTCCCTGTTCCGTTTACCTTATCTATCCTCTTTCTAGACAGTGACATTGCAAAGTCAGCAATCATAATCTTATTATAAGATCCAGCTGCCTTATCTCCTTCAATTACATCGTCTTTCGCACCTGCTCTATTTACCTGCGATACAGTCCAGACAGGGACTTTGAGGTCTCTAGCAAGTGCTTTAGTGGAAATATATACATCATCAATTTCATCCTTTCTGTCTACGGACTTTCTTTTAGATTTTAGTAAATCAACGTAGTCTATAATAATAAGATCTGGTTTATGTCCAAGATCTTTCATTTTCTGTACATGGCTCTCTATTGTAGATATAGATGCTTTGCCCATAGAGAATTCTTTGATAATAAGCTTTCCAGGTAATTTATTAATAGCTTCATCAACTTGAGTTCTACTTAACCCTAAATCCTGGATCCTAATTCCTGTAAACGCTGCATCATATCTTCTACCTACATAAGATTCTGATAGCTCTAAAGTATAGTGAAGAACTATACGTCCTTGTGCTACAGCCATAGCGCCTAGTGCAGTTAACATCCAGCTCTTACCTCCTCCGGGGTTACCGAAAATAATACCTAGATCCCCAATACCTAAACCACCTTGCAATAGTTGATTGATATGCTCCCACGGAGTTGCAATCGGACTTCTCTCTTCTAATCTGTAACGAGTTTCAGTATCTTTCTCGTATTCGTGACCGATATTTTTATCTTGACCTGCTTTTAACGCAGTATCGATAAGGTAACGGATATCATCGTACTGTCCTTTTTCAAGCAATTCGACAGAGGATAGTAATGCCTTTTTGAGTTGTTGGTTTTTACAGAAGTTAGAAAACTCTTGCTCAACAAACTCTTGGTCTTCATTAGAAGCTTTATAAGCCTCTTTTAATTGTTCGATAACAGATACTTTTAATACCTCGTTTTCGATCTTCTTAACTTCGACCTGGAGTACATCGAGAGTACAGGTTGTATGGTACTTATAGTAGTACTTTAAAATCTCTTCTACAATCCATTTATGTGCTGGATTATCGAAATAATCTTCTTCAAGTATATCGTATATGCTCTGTAAAAACTCTCTATGCTTAAGAAGACTTGATAAGACCTTAATCTGAAAACTTACGCCGTACTGGTTTAATTGATTCAAAACGCTCATACAATAATGTAAGGATATTTTTTTATTTTTTCAACTCGAACTTAACTATTTTTGCAAATGTTTCATTTAACCATATCTGAGGATTCAATAAAGTTTTTCCTAATTGGTCCTCTTTGTATAGATTTAAAAAGCAATTAGGATCGAAAGTATTTTTCGGATTGTTTGCAATATTCTCAAGAAGTATTTTGTCGTTGTCGGAGATATTTGGATTTTCTAAATCCATTAACTGCTTATTAATCTCTAACTGACTTCTGAAATTGTAGATATCAACATACTTCTTATCTTTTCCTTTGCATTCGTTCAGTAGCTCCTCTACCGTGAATCGTGTATCAGCTGTTATAGCCGGGAATAATTTAATAAGCGTTTTTATTGCTATGCCTTTTACTCCAGGTACGTTATCTCCTTTATCCCCTACAACTACCTTGTGAGT